CCTTGTGGTGTTCCACTTTGGTATGGTGCTATTGAAACACTTGAAGAAATTGATAAACAATTTTCAAGAACATTATGGGAATACGAAGGTACTGAATTAGCGATTGATGCAGATGTGTCATTGCTATCCAGTGTAGACAATGGTAATGCCAAAATGCCCGAACGTAAGAAAAGGTTGTTTAGAAAATTAAACTTTGATGAAACAAAAGATAAAACATACAATATATTTAGCCCAGAAATAAGAGATAGTTCACTATTTAATGGATTAAATGAATATTTGAGACAATCAGAAAGTCAAATGAACATTGCCTTTGGAACATTATCAAAATTAAATGATATTGCTAAAACTGCTACCGAAATAAAGTCTTCTAAACAAGAATACTATGTTACAGTATCAGATATACAAGATGCAATGCAACAAGCATTTGATGATTTAATATATGGTATTTATGTTTTGTGTAAATTATATGGCATTCCTGTAAAAAATGATTATTCTGTTGAACACGACTGGGATGATAGTATTTTAGTAGATAAAGAAAGTGCTAGAAATCAGGCATTAATTGAGAGAAATAATGATATTACAAGTGATGTTCAATACGTGATGGATACAAAGAATATGAAAGAAAAAGAAGCAATTGAATACGTAAAGAGACAACAAAAATATAGAAAACTTACAAAAGTAGAAGAAGATAAGGACCCTGAAGAAGAATAATGAAGAAATATGATTTTGATAAATTATTAAAACCATTAATTCAAATATACGATGAAATAGAACTTGATATCATAAAAAACATTTTAAATAAACTTGTTAAATATGACAACGTGCAAGGTTCACTGAACTGGTATTTGGAAAAACTTACTGAATTAAAAGCACTTGAGAAAGAAAATTTAAAAGTAATATTGAAAGATAAAAATGCTATTCAGAAAGAACTTGAAATGATTATAGAAAATGTTGGATTTAAAGTTGATAATCTTGATAAGTTAAAATCTTATTATGATAAAGGTTTAATTGAAGTAAACCCAATGAATTTGTATAATAGTTCTTCAATCAAATCCTTAATGTCAGAAGCATTAACTGATTGTACAACTATTATGGATTTAATCAATACAAAAGCAATAGAGGGTTCCAATATGGCATATAGAACCATTATTAATAAAGCATATGTCGAAACTGCAAGTGGTATATACACATATAGTGAAAGTATAAGAAATGCCTTAAAAGAGTTTGCTGTACAAGGAATAAAGACAGTCAATTATGAAAATGGTTTAAGCATATCAATAGAATCAGCAATAAGAAGAGATGTTGTTACAAGAGTTAATAAATTGGTTGGAGACAAAGAGATTCAAGCGGCAAAAGAACTTAAAACAAATTTAATGTATGTTGACCAACACTTGGGTGCAAGAGTAAGAACAAAATACATGAAAAATGACTATGAAGCACATGCAGAGTGGCAAGGAAAAAAATATATGATAGAAGGTTCTAGCAAAGAATACCCGAATTTATATGAAAAAACTGGCTATGGTGAGATGTTAGGGCTTAAAGGTATAAATTGTTATCACCATATGCAACCAACCTGGGAGTGGGAAAAAATTCCCAATAGAATAGATGAAATAGAAAATAAAGAAAAATATGAGTTGTTTCAAAAGCAAAGAAGTTATGAAAGAAAAATGAGAACGTTAAAAAGAGAAAGATTAATTACTAAAGAAACTGATGACAAAGAAAATTTAACAAAGATAAATAAAAAAATAAAATCTACTAGCGAGGATTTTAACAAATGGTTAGAAGATAATAATCTTACAAGAGATTACAATAGGGAATATGTTAGTCAAGAAACACATCTAAATCAGCAAGCATTAAGTGCTAATGATATTACTTTTGAAAATCATTTAAAGCCAAAATTATTAGAAAAAATAGATTATAATGATTTAAAAATGGTTAATAGTTGCATGGAAAAATATGAAAAAGTCATAATAAGTGATAAAATAGAAAATGCAATTGTTATTACATCGAATGGTAATGTTTATCAGTGCTTTGGAAACGAAAATAGCGTTTGGCCAAATGTTGATTTAGGCAACGAGTTAATAAATGCTTATGTAACACATAATCATCCGATTAAAGAAACTGGATTTAGTTTTAGTTCTGCTGATGTAAATTTATTTGAATCATATAATTTAAAAAAACTGCGCGGTATTGATGAAAAATATTTGTATGAATTAGATAGAAGTAAGAATTGTAATTTAGAATTGCCAAAGTTTGATGAAGAACTTGAAGATACAACTTTTGAGCATCTAAAACTGATAGAATTTTCAATAAATAAAAACATATTTTATAGGAGAGTTAAAAATGAAGAAATTATGGAACAAAATAAATAATGAATATCAACAAGAATTGACTGATTTTCTTAATTATCATACTAAAAAAACAAAAAATATGACGGAAAAGGAAGAAAAACAGTATATAAAAGATAATTCCATTAATCAAAAAATAACTGATATAGCTCAAAAATATAAACAAAAATACGAAGAAGAAAGAAGAAAATAAAATTGCTATCTTATAGGTAGCATAGAGTAGATAATAAATCACTACGGTGAGCTAGATAGCCGACTACATTATCTATTCTATGGTGCTTATAAATGCACTAAGTCGATTGAATGAAATCGGCTTTTTTCGTGTGTCATAGCAACGATAAGACTAGAAAATATTTTAATTCACACATGGACGTGACCATGTAAAAAATACGAAGGAGGAAAAATATGAAACGTGAATTTTTAGAAGGATTAGAACTTAATAAGGAAACCATTGATACTATAATGGCTGAGTATGGTAAAACCACTCAAGGACTTAGAGAGGAAAGAGATAATCTAAAAACACAAGTTGAAGATGCTAACAAAGAAATTCAATCTTATAAAGATATGGATATTGATAGTATCAAAAAATCTGCAGATGATTGGAAAACAAAATATGAAGAAATGGAAGCCAATCAAAAAGCAGAAAAAGAAAAGAGTATTAGAAATGAAAGAACTAATGCTTTTTTTAATGACATTAAATTTGCAAGTGAAAGTGCAAAGGCAGGAGTAATAGCACAATTTAATGAAAAAGACTTTAAGTACGATGAAGAAACTAAGAAATTTTTAGGTGCTAATGAGTGGCTTAAAGACTTAAAAGAAAAGGATAGTGGTGCTTTCCTTAGCGATGTTGTAAATCCTAAATTTACAACTAGTCCAACAACACCAACAAATGATAGTTCTATGGATAAAATTTTGCATGCTATGGGACTAGATGAAAAAAAATAAAAATTGGAGGAATAAAAAATGAATAGTATTGAATTATTTAAAAAAAATGCCCCAGAACTTTTGGATAAAGTTTATAAGGCAGCAAGTACAACATCAGATTTTGATATAAATGGTGATTTAGTCAAAGCTGGTGCAAACGCTAATGAAATTATTGTACCTAAATTAGAAATGGACGGTTTAGGTGATTATGATCGTAATAGTGGTTATTTAGACGGAGATGTTACTCTAACTAATGAAACAGTCAAATTTAATTATGAGCGTGGTAGAAAGTTAAAAACTGACACTATTGATAATGAGGAAACAGGCGGAGTTATCATGGCTAATATGTCAAGCGAATTTCTAAGAACAAAAGTTGTTCCTGAAGTAGATGCAGTTAGATATGCAACATATGCTGCATTAGATAACATTACAGATGTTGCTGCAAATGGTGTTGAATATAAAACAGGTGATGAAGTTTTAAAAGCACTAGAAGATGCAATGACACAATTAGATAATGATGAAGTTCCTGAGGAAGGAAGATATCTAAGAATTAGTCCAACGCTACTATCAATGGCAGAATTTGTATCAAGAACAACAAATAATGACATTTTGAAGAAGTTCACTCAAGTAAAGAAAGTACCACAAAATAGATTTTTAACAAAAATTGAGTTAAGAAGTGGTAAGGATTTAGATGGCGAAAGAATTGGCGGTTACAAGAAAGTTGCTGATACTTTTGAAAAAACTGCTGATACATCACTTACAGCTGGTAAAACTTACTATACAAAATCAGGTGATACTTATACAAAAGTTGAAAATCCTAATGTTTCTAACATAGGAAATTACTATGAAATGACTAAAATTGGAAGCAGAGATATTAACTTTATGATTATTCATAAACCAGCGATGTTACAATACACAAAACATGCTAAAATGAAAATCTTTACTCCAGAATCTGATGATAGTGGAGATTTCTATAGAATGTTATATAGAATTTATGGATTAAATGATGCATATGAAAACAAACGTGCTGGAATAGCAGTATCTCATAAGTAGGTGAAAATATGGGAAAAATCATAGGAAATAAAAAAATGCCTGTAATTTCATATTCACAAGAAGAGGTGAAGGAAATTACAAACGAATTAAATGCAAAGATAGTTGAACTAACTGAAACAAATGTTAAATTATCTGAGGAAAGAGATATATTAACTGAAACAAATGTTGAATTAAATGCAAAGATAGTTGAACTAACTGAAGCACTTGAAAAGAAAAATAAAAAAGATTCTGATAAAGAATCTAAGTAGGAGGTGTAAGGTATGCTAACTAAATTAATAGATTATAATTATTATTCTAAAGTATATGGAGGTTCTAGCATACCTGAATCTTCATTTGATAAATATTCTACAAAATCAAGTTCACAAATCAATTTATTCACTTCTAATAGAATTACTGATGATAATATAACTGAAAGTATTAAAAATGAAGTTGCCGAGTTGATATATAATCAAGAAATGCTTGTTAATAAAATAGAAGATGATTCCAAAGAAGTAGCAAGTGAAACTGTAGGACCTCATTCTAAATCATATGTTAACAAATCAAATCTTAAATCTCAAAGAATATTAACAAAAGAAGAGTTAAACAAAGAGTGTTATCGTATATGTTATACATATATATCGAATACTGGCTTAATGTTTAGAGGTTAATATGTTTCCACATACAATTACTATATTTAATCTTGTAAACGATATATATAATAGAAAAGTTGTACATAATGTATTTTCACATACTGATAAAATAATTTCACAAGAGGGAAAAGGTGAAAAATATACTTCTGCACATAGAGTTATTTTTTCGGAAAATGCATTAAATGATTACTTAACTATTGACGAGTATAATAAATTAAGCGATAAAACTAATAATTTTACTCTAAAAAACAATGATTTAATTGTCATAGGTGAATTTAAAGAAATAAAAGAATTAGTAGATGTAACCAAAACAAATGTTGATTATTTTTTAATTAAAACTATTTCAGACAACCGATATGGGTCTTTAGATTTACAAAACATAGAGGTAACAGATTGATTATTAAGGCGAAATTGGATTTGCCAATTGATGATTTAATAAAGTCATTAGGATTAAACGAAAGAGGAAGAGTACAAAAGTATATTGATAGTTTTGTATTAAATCACTCAAAGCCATATGAACCTGGAAAACATATTCATGATTCCGGTAAAATTGCTACTGACATAGGAAGCGGCAAAGTTATATGGAATAGTCCTGATGCAAATTATCTTTATGAAGGCAAATTAATGGTTGATCCTATAACGCAAAAAGGTGCTTTTTTTGCGCCTGATTATGGTTACTGGAGTAGACCTAATACTGCCAAGATAATGGACCCAAATGATAGAGATTTAATCTATCATGGAGGCGGATTAAAAGGTTCACATTGGTTTGATAGGATGATTAATGCAGAAATGGAAGATTTATTAAAAGGTATTTCAAAAACAATAGGTGGTGATAAGTCGTGAGTAAGAATAAAGCAATAATTGATTGTATAAAAGAATATTTTAAAACATGCCCGCATTTAAGTGAACTCGCAAAAATTAATGTTGATTACTTAAATATTGAATCTAAAGACTGTGAGTATTGGTCAATAGAACAAAACGAGGCACCTATAATATTAGGAAAAAATGTAATAGGTACGAAAACGCACAGACAATGTCAATTTGTAATTGCAAGTCGTGCTTTTTTTAATCCTTTAAAAGATACTCAAAATATTGAAAATTTGCATTTGTTCGAAAATATCGCTGAGTGGGTATATCAAAACAATAAAAAAAGAATATATCCTGAATTAAACGATAATGAGATACCAACATCATTAGAAGTAATTACAGGAGGTTTTTTATATGGAACTGATAGAACTAACACAATAGCAAGATATCAAATGAATTGTAAATTATTATATGACAAGGAGGAAAGATAGTATATGTCATTAGGTTTATTAGATGGTAATAATCAATTTAATCGTGAAGACCACATAACAATGTTTAATGCAAATATCACTTCGTGTGATGAGAGTGGTATTGTTTATGGTGAGACACCTTCATGGGTTCCATTTGGCGAGGATAACGATGAAATTACTCGTGAAATGAACAATGAAATAGAATCAAAGAAAAATGTTCTTGGTAAGAATAAAATCGACCATACAAAAGGTGCTGATACAACAGAAATAGATCCTATCGCTATCCGTGGTAATGATACTTTATCAAAAATACTATATATGATGTTTAAATATGGTTTAGTTGGAGATAAAGCAAAATTACAATGTATGGAAGTTACTTTAGGTGATAAACAAAGTGATGGTTCTTATGGTGCATTTACTGAAGATGCAGTAGTTGATTTGAAGAGTTGGGGTGGAGATACAACAAAAATCAATGCACCTATAACTTTAAACTGGAAAGGTAACAAAACACACGGAACATTTAATGCCACAACAAAAACATTTACAGAAACAACAGAAGCATAGAAGGGGGCATTTAAGCCCTCTTTATTTTTAATTTTTATAGGAGGAAAATTATGAGTTTAATAGTAAAAAACAAGTTTGTAGTTGAAGATATCATAGATGAAAAAGGTATGAAAATTGGAGAATTAAAGTTTAATCCAAGCGATAGCAGAATAATGTATAAGTTATCACAAATTATCACCGATGCCACAAATTCTATGAATAAAATTAAGACTATTGGAAATGTAGCAGATTTATCTAACAAGAGATTAGAAACAATAGAGGATTTTGAAAATGTACAATCTGATATAGAGAAAATTTGTAAAGGAATCAACATCGAAACTGATTTGATAGATAGAATATTTGCAAACTTAAATGAGGTTTTTGGAAAAGAAACAATTGAAATATTTACTGGTGGTACACAAGATATTGAATTATTAATGCCACTATTAGAATTTGTTATGCCATATGTTAAAGAAGCAAGACAAAAAAATGTAAACAAGTATATTAAAAGTAATAAATTAGAAGAATTTGATGTGTTAGAATGAGCAACATATTAACAACTAATTTGCCTAAAAAAATACGCGTAAATGGTAATTTGTATGATATTAATTATGATTATAGAACAGTAATTAATATTTTAATAGCATTTGAAGATGAAAACCTAACTCAATATGAAAAGCTTTATATAATGGTTAAAAATTTATATAAAGTAAATATTCCTGATGGCGAATTTGCAGAAGCATGTGAAAAGGCAATACGATTTATAGATTGTGATAAGAAATATACAACAAAAACATCAGATAAGCGAATTTATTCTTTTGAAAAAGATGGTGGATACATTTTTAGCGGAATTAATTCTACACACCATATTGATATAGAAGAAAAAAGAGATTTGCATTGGTGGAAATTTATGGATTTCTTTATGGATATGAATCCGGATTGTATGTTTGGAGAAATAACTTATTATAGAACAAGGAAAAATGAAGGTAAGTTAACAGATGAAGAAAAAAAACAATACAGAAAAATAAAAGATATTATTGATTTAGAAGATTCAAAACCTCATGAACAATCAAAAGCAAGAAAACAATTTTTTGAAGAATTTTATAAAAAATAAAAATAAGGAGGTGTTATATGTCTGGCTGTTAAAAGAGAAGTAGTTGTAGATACAAAATTAAAATATGAAAAAATACAAAAAGACTTTAAAAATCTTGAAAAGGATACAGAAAGTTTAATTAATAAATATAACAAGTCAGTTGATTCAATAAAAAAACAAGAAGATGCACTTGATAAAGTTAAGGCAAAATATGAAGAACTAAAAACATATGCGGATGCTGGAATTTTGAAAACGAGTGGAAAACAAAAAGAATATATAGATACTATTCATCAAATGGATTCTATGAAAGGAAAATTAAAAGACACTAAAGTAGAAGCAAATCATTTAAAGGATGAAATACAAAAATCTTTAAATTCAAAATTAATTTCTAAGTATGGAGCGGGCTTTATTGAACTTGGGAAGAAAGTAGATTCAT